ATTCAGATTGTGTGGCAACAGCATTAAAGTTTCCAATCTCTAAAATGTTAGTAGCTATGATAGCTTCATTAGGAGAAAAGTTACCAGATTTATCTACGGCTTTAATTAAATAAGAACCTACTCGTGCAGGTACAGTTACACTCGTAGCTGGTCTTGCAACTTTTTCAATTAATGAAACAGAATTTTGCCAATCAGCACCACTTGTTAATGTAGAAAATCTAACAGAGTAATAAGCTAAATCTAAATCTGCAATTTGCGTCCAAGACAAATGAGCATCACTTCCAATTATGTTACAAGCAAAATCTTCAACATCAGCAGGTGGTAATAATCCACCAACAATAGTTCTTGTTGCAGTAGTATAAGAAGATGACACTCCTAAAGTATTTACAGCTTTAACTCTTACAGAATATAATTCTCCATCTATAACATTTAATATTCTATTAATTAATCCTCTACCTTGTCCGAATATAATATAATCTGTATCTGCACTTAGTTTGTATTCAATCTGGTAGTAATCTACAAAGCTATCTAATGAAGCACCTATTGTTACATCAAGAGCAGTAATAACAACACCATCTGAGTATTCAATTAATTGATCGTCAAGAGTTACTGAAGCAGGACTGGTTACAGAATTAGGATTTGGTAATGTCGTATCAGCTATTACTGGTGTTTGTGCTTTAACTGACCAAGTATAGAAATTATCTTGATGCTCAATTAATTGTAATGAAACTGTTGAATCTGAATTAATTGATAAACCCATTACTCTAAATACCTTCGCACTAAATCCACCAGTTACATAAGTTAAATCAACAATATCTCCAATCGTTACGTTTAATGCTTCTGAAGTACATCTTAATTCAACACCTAAAGCATTTCTTGAACGTCTTAATATAATCTCGCAAAGTTCTTCAGATTGATAGGGATTTGTAATGTGTTTAAAATCAAATCTACCTTCTAATAAAATAGAATTATCAGCAGATAACATTGTTGCGTGTTGGTCAGCTACATCTAAAGCTGAATCATCAAAGGGTGGAAAAGATACTGTATCATTTTGCCAGTTCTTATTTGGATTACAGAATGTTCCTATAACTCTATTGTATTTAGAATTTTTCTTTTCTCCAAGAATTTTAATACCACCAATAATATTATCTTTATTTAAACTTAAAACTGATACACCAGAATCTTCTATAATTAATTTGTATTTACCTTGCGTATAAGTAAATATTGCTTTCATTGGAGTTAGTAATTCTTTTACATTGTCTATTACTTTTTGTGATGAATCTAATACTGCGTTTGTTGTTAATAAATTTATTGCTGTTCCAGTTGTATAGGGAGTTACTTGTGTGTCGCAAGTATTTGCTGAACTTTTAAATGAATCATAATTAGTTTCAAAGGCAGAAGTAGGTAATCCTTTTCCATATCTGCTATTTCTTAAATAGTCTAAAAGAATTAAAGATGAATTATTAGAGTAAGCCCAAGTAGAAGAAGTTGATTCTCTATGTGAACCTGAACCACCTTTAGTAGAATCTAATCTTGGGTCATAAATTTTTTTTCCTTTAAGAGTTACTTTAACATCAGGCAATCCATTAAAAGCATCTTGATTCCAAGTAAATTTAAAAGCAACATAAGCAACACCAGATAGTTTATAATTAGAATCCCAATTAGTGCTTTCATCTAATAAAGAAGAGGTTGATTGATTGTCTAATCCATAAAATCCCTGAACTGATATTAAACTAGCACCATCTTTATAAAAATTAGTATCAGCACTTCCAACAGTCCTAACAGTTCCATCAGTTAATGCACCAGACCAAGTTACTAATTTGTCATCAATATAAATCTCATCAATAGATTGTATTCCTGCATCTCCACCTTCGCAAAGAACTCCTGCTATATAAAGATTTGTATTAGTTGCACCAGAACTTTCCACAAATACTCTTGAAATACCAACTTGTCTTAATCCATAAACTATTGGTATATTTGCGTCATTAGAATCTTTATTAACAAGTACACCTTGTGCTGATTCAAAATTAGAATTAAAAGAAGGTGATTTAGGTTTAGAAGGTTGCAACCAACTTAATGCTGTTGAAACTATTGAAGTTATAGTGCTAAATATTTTTGTAACTGATTTGAATATACTACCCATTTAATCTCCCACCTAAATTCCAGCTTGGTTTAGTTAGTCTCATTTGATGTTTAACAATTTTATCTTCTTTAACTCTTATCCATTTAATTGGTTTGTCTATTCCATATAGGTTAGTGAAATGATCTTTAGTCCAAGACATAATTTCTTTTAGGTTTCTTTTAGCTAATGTTTCAATATGCCAAAGATTGTTTCCACAATTCCATTCATTAGATTTTAATTGACCACTTTTCATAAATTTATGTTCTACTATATCGTTAATCAATGCCCAATTTGTATAACCAATAATTTCATCTTTATCTCTATGAATCTGATATTGTCCAAGATTATAAGAAGGCAAAATATGATTAGCGATTTGTCCATAAGTATATTTGTTATATTTTTCAAAATGTCTATACACCGATATAATTCGGTAAAAGTCATTCATGCCCTTCCCCATTTAATTTCTTTAACTGATTGTGATGCGTAATCAAAACCTTTATCAGTAGAGAAATATAATTTTTGTGAATTAGTATTTGTTTTTCTTCCAGCAATTTTATCAAAATCTGCCCAATGAGATGCTATTGAAATTGCAACTTCAGAAGTATTATCTGTTTCTGTAATATTAAAGTTTTCTATTCTTCCATCAAATAAAAGAAATGGGCTAGATATTACTGCTTGGCTTGAATCTAAAAATGCCCTGTAAACAAATGCTTGTTTATTCATATAGTCATTATCTAAAAATAAACTTATTATTGTTTGATCTGCACCAGTAAATTTTATAACCAAGTCATTAACTGATACTTCGGAAGTTTCTGATGCGTCTGATACTCCTAAGAGTAATGAAGATGATGCGTAATTATTTCCATCATAAGATATATCTTTATAATGATCTGTAAAATAATATCCTGTGCTTACTCCAATATATATTAAATCAACTGGATTAAGTTTATCTGTTGCAAGTTCAGTTATTAAATCTGCTGATAATGACCTTGCCATTATAGTACCTCTATAACGTCAAGCTGATATTGAAATAAATTTTCTGTACCTATGTTAAATTCTTGAACATCTGCAACAAGTCCTAAAGTAAAATCAACACTAGAATAAATTAAAATTGCATTGTCAGATACACCAGTTCTTAATGGTGGTTCAAAAGTTAATGTGCCTTGACCAGAACCATTAGATGCTACATCTGCCATAACCATATAAACTTTATTTTGACCAGTAAATCTAAAATAATCACCTGCTTTAAATACTCCTGAAGTGCTGTTTGCCATTCCATCTATTGCTACTGAAGTAACTCCTGCAAGAATAGCACCATTAACTCTAATAACTCCTGAAGCAACACCTAAAGGTGAAGATATAGTAGGTGGTGCGTATGTAAATGTTTCTAATTGTGATCTTTGTTTTATTATGAAAGCATTTATTGGAGAAAATTCTGCTCTACTCATAGGTGGAAAACTAATAGTCATTCTAAATCTTTGTCCATCAATTTGTCTTGCTTGTCTTCTGCCAGAAGTCGTTGTTGAAACAATAGTATTCTGTTGCGAAGATATTGATGCTGAACTAGCTACTGGACTTGCAGGAAATGTTCCACTCATACTAAATTAGATTTACCTCTTGCGTTAAGTGCTTGATTAACTAAATTTGTAATCGTTGCTCTATTGTTAATTAATAACTCTTGAACTCCTTTAACATCTGTTGCATTTATTGTAAAATTAATACTTGTTGAACCAGTAGTTCCTAAATCGTGATTAGGTATCATTGTACCATTTTGATTTGGTATAAATAATTCTCTACCACGTTCTCCTACCATATAAGGTTGCCCAGCATTTAAAGCACCACCTTCTGCGGCACCAAAGATCATCATTCCAATATCAAATAAAGTTCCCATATCAAATCCACCATCTCCACCACCACCCCCACCAAACATATTTCCTACACTTCCAAGTATGTCTCCTAAAGAACCACCTATTGAATTAAATATATCTCCAACACTAGAACCTAAGTTACCAAGAATATCCATTAAGCTACTTCCAATATCACTAAATATTTGTGAACTGTAATCGCTTATTGAACCAAAAATATCTGAGATAGAAGTAAATATGTCGTCAAAAGAAGTTTTTAATTTATTATACAATTCATTAAATATATTTCCTAATTGTTTTTTTGCCATTTCTTCTGGTGATGCTACACCCTTGTCAATTCTATCTTTTAAAATTGCTTGTTTTTCTAATTCTTTAGTTTGTTCTCTTAAAAGATATAGTTTTTGTAATCCTAATAATCCAGCTATCTGATCTAAAACAATTAAAGCACCTTTAATTAATTGTTCTTCAATTAAACCAGCTATTATTTTAACAAGTAAATTTCTAGCTATATCTGCAAATGATGCTTGTAATTTTTTTCCAAGAACTATTGATTCTGCAATAGCTTTTGAAAAATCTTTAATACCACCAGCTAAACCAGTCGCAATAGTTTGTGCAATTTTATCAAATGTATCTAAAACTTTTATTAATTCTATTTGAGATGCTCTTACTGTTTTGTCTAATGTTGTTGAAGTATCAATAGGTTTTTTTGCTTCAGGTAAAGTACCCATTCCAAACATTTCCATTGGAGTATTTTCTACTTTTATTAAATTTTGCGCACCCATTCCAATAGCAAATTTTGCTTTTAATTTTTCCCAAGATTTTGTTAAACTGTCTATTGTTTCTGAAGCCCATTTAAAAGCTGGTGTTAGCTTATCATAAATAGCAGTAGCCATATTTTTAATTGGTGTAATAGAAATTACAAAAATATCAAAAAACTCATTCATTACTTTTTGAGCTGTGCTAAGTATAAAAGCTATAACATTAATTAAACCAGCTAATAAACTTCCTAAAAATTCTAATAATGGTTTGTTTCTTTCAAGCCCTTGTGTAAGTGAATCAAAAAAATAATTAAGTGCTTTTGTTTCTCCAAAACTAGCAAGTGTTTCTTGTATTGTTTTGTTAAAGATTCCCATTCTTGTTGAAAGATTTTCTGTTCTGTCTGATGCTTTTGTTGCTCTTTCGGTTAATCCTTCTAATAGAGCTTTTAATGCAATCTGTGCAGTTGTTGTGCTTCCAAATAAACCATTTATACTATCTGTGCTTCCACCGACTTTTGTTCTTAAAATATCATAAACTGGAATATTATTTTTTAATAATACTCCTAATGCTTGAACACCAATGGTTGCATCTTGTGAACCTTTAGAAAATAAATTTACTAAATGAGTTAATGTTTCTATTTTATTTGATGACTCTCCAGCTACTGCAACTAATGTTTTTAAAGTTTGTTCTGTGGGTGTTACTCCATTTTGGTAAAGAGTTAAATAAGCACCAGTTAATTCTTCAACACTAAATTGAGATTCTTTTGCATATTTTTTTAGATAATTAAATGCTGAACTACCATCTTGTATTGAACCAGTTGCACTTATTAAATTTGATCTTAAATCTTGAAACTTTGATGTGGCATCTGCAATTTGTTTTGTTAATTGATATAAAGCATAACCAGCAGTACCTAAAATTACATTTCTAAAAGTTAAAAAACTTGCTGATGTTGTTTTAGTTTCTTTATCTATTCCCTTTAAATTATTTTGTAAATCAGTAAGTGCCTTTTTAGTATTATCTATTGCGTTTAGGGTAATGTTTATTTGTTCTGCCATAATTTAATTTCTCTTTATCTGCCTTCACTTTGAAATACCCTATCCAATAATAAAATTCTTCTTGTGTCATCAAGAGAACTTCGTCCATACTTTTTTTTAATTCATGACCAAGAGCAAGTATGGTATATAACTCAGGATCAAATCTTACTTTTTTTCTGCGTCCTCGTAAGAAACACCATTCAACATTTCTGTTGATACTCTAGCTATAACATTTGCATCAGCATTATTCAATAATGTTAGCTTGTCATCTAGCTTAAATATTTTATTTCCTTCTCCATCTTTTGCTTTGAGAACGATTGCATCTACCAAAACTCCCAAGTCGTCATTCTTTGCACCTTTGAAAAGATTTCTCTTTTCTCCTAGTGTAAATGGTGAACAATATATTATTAAAGGTTTGCCTTCCTCGCCCCACTCAGCTACCTCAATCTTTTTTATACCAAGACTTTCAAACTGTGCCTTCACTCTATCTATTACTGCCATATATCTTCCTTTTCTATTTAATTAATTATGGTGCTGTTGATAATGATAATGTTCCAGTTCCTTGAAAACTAATAGATGATTCTACTAATCCATCAAAAGAAGCTGATACAGATTTACCAGTTACAATAGCTGTTCCCGTGTAATATTTATCTCCAGTAGTAGCACCTTCAAAATAAAATGCTAAAGTTATTTCTGAACCTACTGTTAATGCGATCTGCGCTGTGTCTGCTTCGTCCATATATACTGAAGCTGAACCTGAAAATGAAGTTAAGCCAGTTTTATATGTTCTTGCAGAATCACCCATTGAAGTATCTTCAATAGTGTCTCCAGTTGTTTCTAAAGAGTAACTTCTAAGTTCCCCTAAAGTATTTGCACCAATCTTTATGAGACCTTCTCAACCTGTGTGTG